CTTGGGGATAGCGCCCGACGCAGTGCATACACCATGGACAATTAGATTTGTCCAATTCCAGAGGAGTTGTTACAGCCATGAGTTCAAGACGGGTTAGGTCCCGAGTCCTTCCATTCCGTATTGGGGGGAGTGGTTACGCGCAGCAATGGCGCGATAACTCTCCACCCTTTACTGAAGGTGAAGGATCGGCATCCGACCCGGGCATTGAACTTCATGGGAGTCAGATTACTGACTCGGAGGGTCATCCCTTTAAGCACCGAACAGGTGCGAATAAGGGTGATATTGGCGGTGACTTTTACACGGTCAAACAATACGTGATTGATGCAAAAAGCACAGTCCGATTGAATGAGTCGTATAGTCAGAACGGTTTTACCTATCATACTCAGTATGAAGGTACGCCGTTGCCAATAGCTTTCAATGACAGTCATTTTCCTCCAATAGTTCCTTTTGCGGATCATGTTGATTCGCTTGATGAACTGGGGGCAACTGCTGTCAATATTGTGAAGCCCACTAATTCTGTTGCTGACCTCGCTGTCTCACTGGGCGAACTTCGAACTGAAGGTCTACCCAAACTACCAGGTATACATTCCTGGCAGTCCCGTGCTCGGGCGGCTAAGAAAGCCGGATCCGAGTACTTGGGTGTCCAGTTTGGCTGGCTTCCCTTTGTGGGAGAGATTAAAAATGTCTCCCATGGTGTCACAGAGTCAGAGCGAATTCTTTCGCAATACATCCGTGATTCCGGAAAGCTAGTGAGGCGCAGGATAGAATTCCCTGTAACTGAGTCATTTGAGTCTGAAGTACTGGCTCATAATGTGCCCGATTATGGGCAGATTACTAGCCACCTTCTTGCTCAAATGCCGAGTGGTGATGTGATTCGTGATATTAAAACTACCACGAAAGAGGTATTCAGTGGCGGATTCACATATCATCTTCCAGGCGACATGCCTGGTTTCGATGGTATTAGGGATCAGTCACTCTATGCCAAGAAAATTCTTGGCCTAGACCTCTCTCCAGACACAGTCTGGAATCTCACGCCATGGAGCTGGGCTATCGATTGGTTTAGTAATACTGGGAGTGTTGTTTCGAATCTCTCAGACTACGCCCTCGATGGCCTGGTTATGCGCTATGGTTATGTGCAACGACATGTTGTTGTTTCACATAGTTATAGACACACTAGTTTACCTAGTGTACCTCCTATCATCTTTGTTACTGAAACAAAGATGAGACAGAGGGCTAACCCCTTTGGATTTGGCTTGCAATGGAACGGCTTATCGCCGCGCCAGCTAGCCATTGCTGCAGCTCTCGGTATCAAACGGGTGCTGTAAGCAGTAGGTTGTACTGCTGACAAACCACCGGGTGTACCATTATGGTGCATCCTGACATAAGGAGCACGTCTATATGGCGTTTTCAGACCCTATCTCATTCAACCCAGGCAGCGGTGCTGTGAACTTTCCTCGGATCTTTTCCGAGGGAGGAACATCTAAGTACCGTCTGATTGAGTCGGATGAGGACCAGTACGATATCACTATCTCTCATACAGAGGGAAAGCGAAAGCGTTCTGTCATCAGGGTTGACCAGAAGCTACTGGTGAACGGCCTCTTCGATCCGTCAGTGTCCAATTGGGCATCAGGTAGTCTTTACCTGGTTTCCGATCGTCCACTGTATGGTATCGCAGATGCTGTTACTGCCGATATCTTCACCGGTCTCAACACTCTCCTGTCCGCCTCCACTAACGCAAACTTGCTGAAGTGGCTCGGTGGACAGTCGTAAGCAGAAATTCTATGCTCCATTCTGGTTGCAAATTGTTCTTTTTGCTCTCATTGTGGCTTGCATGGGGTTTCTACTTGCCGCTGCTATCAGCTCGTCTGGGCTCCTTGCCGAGACGAGTGACGTAACGTGTCGTTACGTCTTTACTGAAGAGCCGCAGAGTGTAACGCCCTGAAAGGGCCGTATAGGCTAGGACAAGACCACCTCTATTAAAGGAGGGGCTTTGAAAAGCCTATTGTTGCTCTGGAAAACGGTAGCCGAAGAATTAGCTACCAGGTGTTGCACTAGCGCCAGCCTTGACTTTAAAACAGTCAAGGATCGATCAAAGAAGGAAGGTAAACCGTTTTTAACGATTACCCTCCCGAATCTCGGTAAAGCGATAGAACTATCACTTGACCAGGGATTCGCAGATCGTCGTCTTTACACGCAATTTAGGTGTAAAGGAGAGCTCCCCCTATTTCTAGGAGGTTTTCTCGATCGTATTTTTGATCGCAATACTGGCTGGCTACTCGATGAACCATGCGTTGACGCAATACTTGCTGTCCGTCAGCTTACGCTGATGTTCGGCAAGATCAAAGAGCCTTGCAGTGATGCAAGAACTCGGCGAGCAATGCGTGACTTTATCGAGTGTGACTCTGACGTGCGTGAATCGGAGGTTCAGTGGATTGACCAAAAAGATCAGTTTACTGAACTCTCCGATGTGCTTTTCCGTAGTCTCTTCACCTCGTTGGACCGAAAGGTCGTACGAGGAGAGATTATACCTAAGCACGGTCCGGGAGCAACTGCCGATCGTCTCGTTGCAAACGAGAAGTTCATGCAGAACTCCTGGACTTCGCGATTGGAAGAAGTATTCCCCTTTGGGGAGTACCTCTTTCCATCATTCTCTTACTGGGAACAGTTCGAGAATGTCGACGTCAGGGAACCCGGAGCGGAAATACCCGTTAGGGTAATTCCTGTTCCTAAAACGGCTAAAACGCCAAGGATTATTGCCATTGAACCTACCTGCATGCAGTACGTGCAGCAGGGGCTATTGGAAGTAATCAATGCAGGAATCAGGGCTAACACCCTCGAAAGGAAGACTAACCATCTTCGATTCCTTATCTGTTCCGATGACCAAGAACCTAATAGAGTTCTTGCAAAGGAGGGTTCTGAATTTCAGAACCTCGCTACACTTGATTTAAGTGAAGCGTCAGATCGCGTTTCTGCTCGGCTCGTGCACGCGATGCTGCGAAATCATCCTCACTTGCGTAAGGCTGTTTTTGCTTGTCGTAGTACACGGGCTGACGTTCCTAGCAATAATGGTTGTGAAACCATTGAACTTGCTAAGTTCGCGTCTATGGGTTCAGGCCTCTGTTTTCCGATTGAAGCCATGGTCTTTTTGACATGTGTCTTCCACGGGATTCAGAGTGACCTTAGCCATCCGTTGACTCAAAAGGATATTAAATCCTATTTGGGTCGGGTGCGCGTCTACGGAGACGATATTATCGTCCCTGTAGAACATGTGCGCTCAGTGATTCGATCACTAGAGTTCTTCGGAGCGAAGGTGAACCGAGGCAAGTCTTTCTGGACTGGAAAGTTCAGAGAGTCTTGTGGTAAGGAATATTATGACGGCCACGACGTTAGTATCTGTCGTGTCCGGAGTGGTATTCCTTCATCGCTGAAGAACGTTGCGGAAATAACCTCAACTGTATCTCTGCGTAACCATTTCTATCGAAGTGGTTACTGGAGTACTGCGAGGTGGTTAGACTCTCTACTATCCCGGATTTTAAAACATTATCCGGTTGTCGCAGATGAGTCGCCCGTATTGGGCCGTTACAGTTTTCTGGGTTATGAAACCCAGCGAATCTGTGGAGTTCTGCACCGTCCTTTGGTTAAGGGTTATGTAGAATCCGCCTCTAGTCCTCCAAACGTTTTGGATGACTACGGTGCCCTACTCAAGTTTCATCTCAAGCGAGGGCGCGAGCCTTCAGAAGATGGACACTTGGAACGTTCTGGACGTCCTCATGCCGTCAACATCAAGCTGAGGTGGTGCGTGCCTTACTAATTCAAAGGCACAAGCGGGCTTCAAGGCCCGTCAGGAGATAAAAGAGCCCGTTTCACGCTGGG